GTCTCCCTGATCCAGATCGTTCGCATAAATGTAGACGCTATCTATTCTAGGGTTGCCAGAGCTATTAGAATTTATACCAGGTGTATTAGCTCCTTCAAAATATGCAAGTGTCTTACCATCTGACGAACCCTTAGAGCATACCGCAGTACCAGCAGCAACGTGATATGCCAGAGAACTTGTACCGGTGACCTTAAGGCCATCAATAACACCAGTTGACGACCATTGAGCCGCTAAGATATGGCGTAATGCGTTAGCTGTAGTGCCAACTGGAACAGTATCATCTGATTGTCTTACACCTAATGCCGTTGTTGACACAATGATACCTCCTATATCCATGTATCATGAGATGTTACTTTAACAGTGCCTGAACCATTTGCGATAAGAGCAAGAGTAATCGATTCACCTGGTGGGATTGTCGGGAATTCTCTGTGATTAAGATTGCGCGACACGTCAACCCCATTTATCATTGCTGTGCGTGAACGTGCGTCGAGAATTAACGGTTGCCATGTAACCCAATTGTTATATGATAATTGTGTACCATTGCTTGTATTATTTATGATAATTCCGTTAGGGAAGCTTCCTGATGCCTCAATAACAGGGTACGCAGTGGAACTCCCATTATTTACAATGGTGCATACATTGCCGGTACGCAATGCTCCCTTGCCAAATGTAAGGGGGAATAGCAGCGCACCAGCAACACTATTTTGCACATCAAATGTTAATCCTCCGCCATTGCCACTAGATGGTACCATTGTTCCTGTGCGGAGGACGGTTGACAATCTTTCAGGACGTGGACAATATACCGTCATAGTACCTGTTGTGGCACCGTTTGGACGCCCTGCATCGAAGTCTGCGAGATCAATATATGCATTATCAACGTATGTATCACTTGTATCATCCACGACGCGGAATTGTACTTGTTGACCGATTGCGTATTGCAGCTTCTTCCATGCATCAAGGCGTTCACCACGCGTGGTACGTGAAGAGCCACATCCGACATGTACGGTTACTGTGCGTGCTGCATACAGCATATCAACTTGTGGCACATCATGAGCACCGTTGCCTGCTTGCCGTTCCGTCTGGCTTGCTTTTGTCGCTGGTGAGGCGTGCCACCCCTCTACGCCATCGGAAGTGATAAAAAGATTGTCATTCGAGATTGAATGACCGCCAAGTGTAACAGTTGTTGAACCATATGTTAATTGTGCATATGCAATATCAGCCATCATGCACCCCTCAATATGCCAGCAGCAGTTCTCGCTACTATTGTACTACTTACATATGGATCAGCGATAGAACTTACGTTCGCATTAATGTTTATTGTATTGCCATTGCTCGCCTTATTGTCATTATTATCATCTATTAAAATTGTTTGTGGACTTTCGAACAGATCTTGTTCATTTGTATAAGAGGCATTTGTAGCTTTTATTGTGTCAGGAACAAGCATAGTAACATCTGCTACAACATTTTCAACTTTATAAAATGCAGACTGCATACCTTCAGCAAATGAACTAATGACTGCAATTCCATTTGGAATAAGCAATTTTGCATCGTAAGAAATAGGACCTTTATGCTCTGCTATCCATCCACCAATTCCGCTAACCCATCCTGTGATTTTTCCCCAAATAGATTTTAATCCGTTGAAAAATCCTTCCATGATACTAGCGCCTGCATTATAAAGTAAGTTTCCAACATTACCTAAAGCACCTAGGATTCTCCCTGGGATTCCGCCAAACCATCCTACGATATTGTTCCATATACCTTGAACAGCACTACCAGCAGATGAGAAGAACCCGCTAATCGCTCCAGGAATACTTTGGAAGAAACCAGCAATCGCTCCAGGTATGCCACCGAACCAACCTACGATTCCACTCCATATACCCTGTACGGTGCTACCAGCAGATGAAAAAAACCCACTAATAGCACCAGGAATACTTGAAAAGAATCCAGATATTGCACCAGGAATTCCTGAGAAAAACCCTACAACACCACCCCATACGGTTTGAATAACATTACCAGCTTGTGTAAAGAATTTTTGTACATTCTGTATACCAGTTTGAAGAGTATTAGTAAATTGTTCCCATTGTTTACGCCCCTCTTCAGTCTGAGTAAACCAATATACTAATGCAAACGCAAGCATAATGACAAGCGCAGTTACCAATACTAACGGATTTGAAAACAATGTATTGTTAAGTAACGTTGTAGCAAGTTGCAAAAGAGTAATCTTGCCTGTCAAAATATCAACGATAGCTCCCCACGCAAGTTCTGCAACAGCAAGAATATCACCAGCAACCTTTACAATAAGTTGTGCAGCTTTAACAGCAAGCAAAATACCTTTATATATCATATAAAGCTCTATAAGTTTTACAATAGCGCCTATAATATGCCCAATTGCGCCATTACCAGAAGTAAATAGATTAGTAAGCACTCTAAGCGCACCGGATACACCAGTTATTACACCTTGTAAAACTTTCAACACACCGGTTAATATAAATGCAATTTGATGTGCTTGTTCTGAATTTTCCGACCATTTTTTTATTTGTTTTACAACCGTTTTTATATTATCGCCAAGAGTACTCATGATATCACCAAGTTTAGACATGATATCATTAAACGCTGTTTTACCACCGAGCTCATCAAGCCATTTACCAAGATCCTCGAGGTATTCATTAATGCCTTGAACAGCAGTTTTTGCACCATCGACAACGCCTTTAAATAAGTCAACAGCACCTTTCGCAAGTTGAGCTGCACCTGTGCTTTTGCCAAAGTCTTCTATCATTTGTTCAAATATATTAACAGTATCACCAAGTGCAGATCCAAGGGCTACAAAGCTACCACCTAATTGTTCAATAGTCCCTGCAACCGTTGTAAATGCTCCGCCAGAACCAGATATTAAAGTATTGTTTGCAATGTTATTAAGCGCATCACCAAAAGCGGAAAAAATACCTCCAACTGATTGTATGACAGCACCAAGGCCTTTTACCGCTGCGGCCGCACCTTCAAGCCCAGCAGAGAAAACAGGGAATACACTTTGCAATAACGGCTGCATGTTGTTGAGAATATCTTGCAGCGCACCTACAAAGTCTTTATAGCCCTGTGTTTCGCCAAGTTGCATCATTGTAATCTGGAAAGCATCTTTAAGGTTACTTAGCACGCCCGTAAGGGTTTTAGATTGCGCTTCCATCTGCCCAGCATACCCGCGTGCATGTTCTGTACCATTTTCCATACCATTTGTTATAGCTTCAATACCAGTTTCGGCATCAACAGACCTATCCTGTACCATTTTCATTGCTTGTGAGACATCAACACCAAGCGTATCTGCAAGATATTGCCATGCAGGTATACCAGTTTCTGCTAGCTGGCGCATCTCGTCGGCTTGCACAGTACCTTTTTGGTGCATCTGGCCGAGAGCTGTTGTGATACGTTCGATGCCTTCTTCGCCTGTGCCTAATCCTGCTGCCGCATCACCGATTGAACGCAAGCTTTGTTCGGCTTCTTCTGCGGAGTACCCATATGCCATGAGCCTACGAGTACCCGTGAGCACCGAGTCAAGGTCAAATGGAGATGAAAGAGCGAATTGTGACATATCCTGCAATACGCTGTTAGCTTCTTCGGCACTTCCCGTCATGTTTGTTAATGTAATTCTAAATTGTTCACCTTCGGAAGCAGCATTGATAGCACCGGAGACAATATCTTTAAGCCCTCTAGCAATTGCTGTACCAATTTGAACCCCAGCGATACCAGCAACAATATCTTTAACCCGTGAAAGTCCACTTTCTGCTGCAGACGTATCAGCTCTTACGGCAACAGACGCCTTTGTACCTTTAACAGCAGAGTCAATAGCTGCTGCCATTCCACCTGTTGACGGTATAATTGAGACATAAGCATAACCTAAATCAGTGGCCACTATGTAACCTCCTTTCTAATTGTTCTGGAGTCATACGCATAAGCTGCTCTCCTGATTGATGTTTCTTTTGCATCCCGGGGATTTGGTAAGGCTTTGGCTTAGATGGTTTATTCTTACTGTGAGTCGCTATGATGTTATAATTTGTCCCACGAATTTCGTTGATAGCATCACGAAGCATAACGTCACGCACATCTACTCTTACTTGCATCCCCTGTAACCGAGACATCACCCTACTATTCATAGGGAGTTGAGCAGTAAGAGTCGCCACGTGCGACAAGCTCAACCCCCTAGTCCCGATAAGCTGTAAATTAACCCCGTAATACTCTTCTAAATCTGCCTCAAGTTCTGCCGGGCACCTCTGTATAACTTCGCCCAGCATTAGGAGTTTTTTAGTGGCGCATTTAATTCCTTGATTATTTTTTTCATGAATTCCTTTATGCGTTCCATAGGGAGACGTCCGTCTTCGTCAGCGAGAGCACACATGGCCTGTTCATACTGATCCTCACCGAGAAGCATTTTAAGAAAGTCAACAACATACAGCCCATCAGATTGCATCTTGCGCATTGTCTCAGTAAAACGAAAGTCGTCGAAGACTTTAGGATCAACGTCTACAGCCGCATCAAGATATTCGATATGCATAGGGCCGCTGTTAATAAATTTTTTGCCACGAATTGCTGTTGCTAGATCTTCACGGCGAGAAATACCGGTCGTATCAATGCCTAACTTCTCCGCCTCTGCTTTTAGCGCGGAAAAAGACATGTTTGTATAAGCATCCTCTGCCATATTTATGACTCACCGCCCTCGTCAAAATTCTGGACATAAATACGTTTGAAGACACCATTAACCTTTGTGAACGAAAGAGTAATATCATACCCTGTGACATCAGAGTTGTTCATGCTCTCATCGCCAAGCCCGGTGATAGCACCCTGCATAAAGATAAAACGCTTACGACGCCCATTTTTAAGCACGGTGTCAGCAACAAATGGATATGAATCATCATTCCATCCAGTATCATTGATAACCGTTTCTCCGGATGCATTTTTAGTAACAGCATTAGGGTTGTAGACCAGCTTAAAGACGTCATCTTTTTGTTCAATAAGCGTCATCTCAGCTGTTTCGGTCTTATTAGATGTTGAGTTGTCTACAACGTCGCCACCCCATGCGTTAACGGAGTTAGTATCAGCATCATTCGAAAGCGTAATGCCATCTTCTGATACATAACCTAGCTCTTTAAAATTAGGGTCAAGCTCAGAAGTAGCGTCTGTAGGAAGTGTTGCGGTTTTTGTAAAATCAACGTATATTGCCCCGCCAGTCCAAGGTTGAGTCCGTGATACATTTTTGCTGTCCATATTTACCCTTTCTTTTAGTCTTCCTGATAATTAAAGCTAATAATGATTTGGTAGCGCGGTAGGTCATCTTCAGATGGGAAGTAATACATACCATCTACGCCTAGTTTTTGTACTCTAGGCCCATGGTCAATATCAGTAATCGCCGTTGCAACATCATATGCCATTGCTTTAGCTCTTCCGGCTATTTTAGCCCAACACTGAACTGCCACAACGGGTGATTGCACATGATAATATGCATCATAGTTACCACCAGTGCGTTCTACTGTTATCATTTCTTCTGGTGCAGGATTTGGACGTTGTGTAGCAACACGGTATTGTGTTGACCCTGCTATCCAACCGATTACTAGCTGTTCGATATCAGTCATAACGCCTCTATTGGTTTGACATAAACGATGATCCTAGAGCCTTCATGAGTGCGTTATGCTTACGATTAGCATATATCGCGTGCCTATCTTGCGTGCTAATATATGCTCTGCACCTCGTTGGACCTGTCCTAACGGTATAATCATAGGTTCCGCCAAATGCAGAAGCACTATTAACAGCACGAGCCGCATATAGTGATATAAGCCCCCTTACAGCAGGGCTGTTGCGCAACTCAATAAACCCTGGTATGTTCTCATGAAAGCCAACCTTAGCCATTAGATCCGCCTACCTGTATAACAAGGTTCCATTCCGTTGGGCATAAATCATTAGCATATCTATCCGGATGCCCAACAACCTTAATTGGGTCACTGCCGCGCACAATCACACTTACGACATCATCAATCTTACCAGTCCAAGACTTAGGAAAATAAAGCGAATATTTTACGTATACACCACGCTCACGCAAGTCACCTGGTACATCAGCTAATGCCCCAGGAGCCACAAGCACACCGTCAACATTCTCGTGCGCATTGTCATACACAGGGTTACCGTCAGCGTCAAACTTACCGGTATCAACATTATGTATAACTGTGACCGTCTCGCTCACCTTAATTAATCACCTCGCCTGAACTGTTGTGAATAGCCACCGGCATGGTATATACACCGGCCCCAGTGAGACCCAACTTTGCTATCTCAGCGTTGGTCAAATAGATATCACCATTGGGATTTGCAAACGTAGCAGATTGAGCAAACGGGCCAGCTGTCCATGAAGCCTGCGAAGCACCTACTGGAGCCGCAACTGAATCAGCAGACACAGACGCCAACATAGCACGAATAACCATTTGGCAACATACCGACTTAGCCGCATCCATGATAGTTTCATCGTTTTCATCAAGCTTCGTGCCAACTGAACGGGCCGTGAGGTCAATAGTAGCAGTAGCATCATCGAGAAGAGCGTCAGCTCGAGCGTTCTCTTGATCGGTGAGGGGGCGCCATCTTGCCTCAAGGTCCGTTACAGTAGCGTATGCCATAATTAAGACTCTTCAGTTGCGTCAGTGATACGAACGAAATAGTCAGGATCGTCAACAATGAAGCCGATTCGGATCTCAGCGCGGATCGCAACAAGGTTGTTCTGGAACAGAGAAATCGGGCTAGCCGTTCCGAGGTTAAGAGAAGCCTCAGTAGAACGATCAATACGAAGTGCGCTTAAGATCGCATAACGAGCATGAGTAAAGTCACCTGCGACTCCAAGAGTATTCGGTGTTCCGGCCTGATAGACGTTCTTGCTTAGCTGCACAGGGGCACCAAGAATGGTACCAAATGCATTAGGATCAGCAATTGAAGTAACAAACAACGGGCGATTTTCATTATCTTTCTCAGTGAGAAGCTTGCTACGAAGCTTTGGAGAAGCAATGAAACGATTCAGGGTACCGTCTGCTTCTGCAATTGCGACATCGGTAGCAATGATGCCATCGTATGCGCTACTACCATATCCAATAGCCGGTGAAGACGTAAATTGATCAAAATTATCTCCGGGCTTCGTTTCATACCCGAACACAGTACGATCAAATTTCTTACCAAGAGCAGCAGGGATGCGTGCAACAAGCGCATCATAAAGCGCCGATTGATCGCTCTCCACTTCCTCAGAGAATGGAACAATTGTAGCGAGCTTATAAATCTGCATTGTCTTAGTACCAACGGTAGGCTCAGAGACTGTCTTTGACTCTGCTTCGTTTGTCCAAAAAGCATCAGGATCACCAGTGATAACAGGGAATTCAACAGTCTTAGCGGACACAGGCTGATTAACGGACGCAGCCATAATGGCGGATTGCTCCTGTGCCTTCTGTATAATTGTATCTACAACTTCGGTGGGTAAAGGTGCGCCTGCGCTAGTAGTAACTGCCATATTAATACCTTTCTATTTATTTTTTACCATATTGTCTTGCCACCAGCTTGCGAATTGAGACTTAACGTCAAGTGCAGGATTTGCTTCGACACCACGGTCAGATTGGACAGGTGCTGCTTTATGTGAAGACTTTGCAAAATCTGCAAGTTTCTGAGCATACTCTCGCATAGAGTCCTCATTATCGCCGTTTATAAGCTCAGCAGGCACACCAAATTCCTTTGCAATTTTGCCACGCAGAGAATCTCGTTCACGTTCGGCTGAAAGTTCACCAAGCTTGCTCTTGGTTTCTTCCAACTCTTCGCTAAGCTGCTTAAGCTTCTCCTCAGCTTCATGTTGGGCCTTGCGAGCACGCTCTGTCCGAGAAATAACAGCCTTGTCAATATAGGATTGATTTTGTTTTAAATCTTTCTCTTCTGGTTGTGTTTTCTCAGGCTCTTGCTTATCTTCTTGCTTGTCTCCATTGGCCTCTTCCTGTGGTGCTTCTTGCTTAGAATCTTCTTGCACGTTTGGATCAGTCTCAACTTGACTCATAAAACCGCCTTTCAGCGTAGTGTGGCACTTTACCGCGTACCGCTAGCGTCAACGGGAAGTTACCGTCTCCCACATACGTAATTAAAATTATATCACAAAATAAACACAATTAATCAAACATTATATTATAAAATATATTAAGAAAGCCCATACATTGAACGCATGTTTGACAAAATAACACTAGTCTTACCTGAGTTAGCATTTTTACGTGCTGTTTTGTACATATTTTCGAATTCTGTATTGTCGTAATTTTCTACGTCTGAATCTTCACCCCACGCAGCGACAATTCGACAATCACAATCATCATGATACTTGTCAAATTCACCAGCAGATTCTTTAGACGCATAGACAAATCCACGGCCTGCGAGCATAATACAAAAGGCGCATGTATGTACACCTTGCGGCACGCGGGCGAACGTAACACCATCTTTACGTTTATAACCCATACGCCTATTTTCCCTCACAGCGTTACCGGTTATTGTCTTGCGCATAGTACCAAAGATGGCATACATCATTTCTGCTTGCAAACGATCCTGATATTTTTGGTAATCTCCTGATTTAACAAATTCAGAATTTCCAAAGGTTACGGAATCAGCAAACCGTATATCAACCGGTTTTGCTGTTACAGCATCATAATATCCATGTGCGCCTGCTTCAGCACGCATTTTGCTATATAAATCGCGCCCAATAACACCGCTTGCATCAGAATATCTTCGCATGATTGACCAGAAAGCGTCACGCACGCGAGTTATCTGTGCTGTTTCATTGCTTAATGCCGTGCGCTCTAAATATGACAACATATCGTTGAGCTCGTCTGTTGCCGATGCATAGAGCGCATTCATAGCATACGTTTGACTCGCTAATGAATCGGCACTAACCGTTGACATTATTATCCTCGCTATTTTCAGGTTGCTCTTCAGTAGTTTGGTTGTCATTAATCGGCTTTGTCGCTTGCACATCCTTAGTAGCTTGCACAATCTTTGCAAGGATGCCATTTTCAGCGTTATATTCTTCACGCGCAGCACGTAGACGAGTGATCTGTGATTGAGAAAGCCCGACTTCCTCTAGAAACACATCACTTTGTGCAATCCATGGAGCCACACTTGCAAGCTTAGTCATTGCATCGGATTGAGATACAATAGAAGGCATTGCCGGAGACTTAAATGCTGCTTTTACACCGGCAAGAGAAGAATCTAGATCGGCATACGAGGTCCCATTCATAATCGCTAACGTTCTGCGAGCAATACGTGAGATCGTTGTGCCGTTAACCTCATTCATATCTTCGGCATCGATAACCATATCTTCTTTTGCCGCATAAATAGCTTCTGCACTTGACGGATTCTCACTTACAACACCAAGTGAAGAAACAGGGATATTCGTTTCTCCTGAAAAACGTGCAGCAAGAGAACGCATATAGTTTGTGTGTGGGTCCATCGAAGACGCCGCAATTTGCCCATATGTAGGATTTTGTGTAGATCCCTTTCCGCCTACGACACCTACGATAGTGCCCATATATGCATCCCATTTATGTTGCATGACCTTATCAGCGAATTGTTGCGTCACACCGGTAAAGTAGCGCTGTGGGCTAGTGAACAGCTCAGCTCCGACAGCTGTACGCAATGCTTCCCTCACTGCTTCGTCTGTGATAGCAATAACAGCACGGTTAATCCTAGAGACACCAAATGGGCGCATGAGAGACGGCCTATATCTAATAACATCAATAAGCGGGATTCCGATTGGGTTCTCTATAGCGCTTGACATCCACGGCGAACCAGATTCTTGCCTTACAAGCTCAAATGTGACATCAGGGAAATAAGCAATGATTCCTGTTGGTATAGATGGATGTAAATCATCAACACTTGTAATCGCAATACCACAAGATAATCGCTTGAGCCTTGTATCCCATAATCCTGTTGCAAGCGTAGCTGGATAAGCATTAATTACAACTTCTGGTTCACCAGCTGCTCCAGGTGTAGAAGTTATGAATGCACATGAGGACTCAAGCTCAGAAGTTGCCGCTTCACGATAAACAACCTTAATATCGTTTCCCGTCATAACATCATCAAATGCGCTCTCAATATGATCATCAGGGAACGTAAATCCCTCAAGCCTCG